TGGTAGAAAATCACAACGAGGACTAAGGCAAAATGCTAATCATTAATAATTTTTCAGAATCAGCAATTACAATAAACCGTATTCAGGCGGAGTTCGATAGCTTATACAACACCAAAGAGATGCGAAAACGGTTAAGCCTAAGCGAGCGTACCAGTGAGTTACGGCGTATATGTGACAGGGAAGGTATTAGCTACAAGGGATTTTCTTATCTTGAGGTCAAGTTGCTTGAGAAAGAATGGGCAGCACAAGAGCAAGCGAAGAAGGACAACGACAACTGGGTTGAAAATAATGGTGCTTTAACTGAGGAGGTAAAGTAATGCGAGTAATACAAAACAACGAAAAGGGCAGCTTTGAGGCTACCTTGTACCCTAGTCTGGACCTATGGACAGTCCGTATTGAACTAGAAGAAACAGGAGAGCGGATAACCTTAAATCAAAGCCTTATCGAATGGGGGGCGTATTCCAGACAGAAAAAGGCACCAGATGACAGTAATGCAAGGCGTAATCAGGCATTGGACAGGTTAGAAAAAGGCGTGTCAAGCTACGGCTTTAGTAATACAAGACAAGATGGAGTAATCTATGATTAAACAAGACTATGCGCAGCTTGAGTACCAAAGAGACAGACAAAAGCAATACAGCAAGAGCACTAATGAACAAATAGCTGCTTTTGGTATTGCCATAATCGGTTGCACCTTCACCATGATGGTGTTACTGTCAATCTAACAGGGAGTGTAAAACAATGAGTTTATTCGAACAATTAGGCGAAACAATAGGAGCTAAGTACATGATAGATCGTAATGATGAAGTGGTGGATAACCCTTGGGAACACGAACCAAGGCCACGCGAGCACATGGTGGAGTTAAGGTTTTACGTGGAAGCAATGAATAACGAGGAAGCTTTAGAGATTGTTAAAGGTTCAATAAGGCCACCTATGGATTTTGACGTAGAGCTGGTAATGGACATACATGATGGGGAGCAAGAATGAGCGAGCTAGGAATGGATGTAGACGCAACGGACGATAACGAAATAGATGTTATTGAGCATTACAAGACTCTGCTGGTGGAGTACGAGATCAACACCGCTAGCATTATGGATGTTATGGGTTGGGCACATGTAGAACTTACAAGGCAAATTGAGGCCCGTAGCGATGCGGAAATACAAAAGCTATACAACCAGCTATTCAATAGAGAGTACCACTAATGACTGTCTGTAGGGCTTGTAATGAATGGTTAGAAGGCCAGGTTAAGGATAAGGCAACTAATACCTTCCTTGACCTCTGCCCTAGGTGCTTGCTGGAGTCTAATTTAGCAAGATTTAAGAACATAGCAACAGAGGAGAATGTGACCGAATTACTGGATACAGTAAAGCAAATGCAAAGGCGTAACAATTTGTTACAAAAAACTTAACACAAGCACATGAAAAGCTTGTACAATACATAAGTCCGCTAAGGGATACTTACAGCAATTAATAAGTATTAACTTAGCAGGCTTAAGTAACTTAAGACCACAATCGAGGTAAGAAACGATGGCAATACTAGAAGGCACATTAGCCTATGACTCTAAATTAACCACTACCGATGTCTGGCAAGGTCAAGACACGGGTAAGTATAACATTAACCTAGTGATCTCAGATGAGGACACAGAAGCCCTAAAGCTGAAAGGTGTAATCATTAAAGAAGGTAATATCCGCAAGCTAACATCGGGCTTTGCTAACTTTGTCATTAAGGACAGTGAAGGAGAAACACTTAAGGATGCCGATGATCCCTTGCCAGACCTTGAGTTAGGTAAAGGTTCAGTAGTCCGCGTGAGCTATGCACTAGGCAAGCCTAATGGTGTATATGGTGTACCCTTGTATTTCAATGGTGTTCGTGTTATCTCAGCACAACCACCATATGATGCAGACAACCCACGCCCTGCAATAGATGCAGACCTTTAAGGAAAAAGACGATCCCTTTGTAAAGCACGAGCCATGCCCAGATCAGTCTGGGTGTGGTAGTTCAGATGCCTTTAGTCGCTACGAGTCAGGTAGCGGCTATTGCTTCAAATGCGGATTGTACGAGAAAAGTAATGGCAATGTAGCGCACACAAGCGCACCCACCCAATTAAGGAGGCCATTGGAGATGACTGGAGTAGTTGCAGCCATACCAGATAGACGTATCAGCCACGAGACTTGTAAAAAGTACAACGTCACAGTGGAATTCGATACAGAGGGCAAGATAGCCAAGCATATATATCCCTACTATGCTACCGGCTCAAATGAAATAAAAGCAAGTAAGATTAGAGTAGTCAAAAGCAAGGACTTTTTTGCTACTGGCACCATGAACGAAGGTGTAGGCTTGTTTGGTCAAAACACCTGTAGAGGTAAGGGTAAGTTCATTACCATAACTGAAGGTGAGCTGGATGCACTCAGCGTGGCTGAGATGTTCGACTGTAAGTGGGATGTAGTATCACTACGCAATGGAGCATCAGCGGCAGCTAAAGAGGTCAAAGAGAACCTAGAATTCTTAGAGGGCTATGATAGCGTTGTAGTGTGCTTTGATGCAGACCCAGCAGGACAGCAAGCTATAGACGAGATTAAGGATCTGTTCTCACCCAGCAAGCTGAAGATCTGCACGCTACCTGTTAAGGATGCCAGTGATATGCTGGTGGCAGGTAAGGTAAAGGACTTTGTAGCAGCGTGGTGGAATTCTAAGGGTTACCAACCCGATGGTATTGTGTCCGGTAGTGATACATGGGATGCCTTGACTAACAAGATGAAGGTTAAGTCCGTGCCTTATCCGTGGTCAGGCTTAAATACCTACACCAAGGGCTTTAGACCCTATGAGCTAGTGACTATAACGTCAGGCTCTGGGATGGGAAAAAGCCAGATAGTCCGTGAGCTAGAGCACTACATGTTGCACGCTACCGAAGATAACATTGGAATCCTGGCCCTAGAGGAAGATATAGCTAGGACTGCACTGGGTATTATGTCAGTAGAAGCAGACTGCCCCTTGCACCTTGAGGAAGATCTGGACCAAGAGGTAGCTAGACCTTACTGGGAAGCCACACTAGGCACAGGCCGGTACTTCCTGTTTGATCACTGGGGTAGTACAAGTGAGGACAACCTGCTAGCCAGAGTTAGGTACATGGCAAAGGCATTAGACTGTAAGTGGATCATTCTGGATCACTTATCTATTGTAGTCTCAGCACAAGAGAACCAAGACGAACGCAAAGCAATTGATGCCATTATGACTAAGCTAAGGTCACTGGTTCAAGAGCTAGGCATTGGCTTGTTCCTTGTATCACACCTCAAGAGGTCACAGGGTAGGTCACATGAAGACGGTGGGCAGATCAGCCTGAGCGAGCTTAGAGGTTCACAGGCTATCGCACAGCTATCCGATATGGTGATAGGTTTAGAAAGGGATCAGCAAGAGGACAACGAGGAACGTAGGAACACTACTACAGTGAGAATACTGAAGAATCGTTATGCTGGTTTAACTGGTGCATGTTGCTACCTGAAGTATAATAACTTTACTGGTAGAATGACTGAGACAGCTAAACCGAAGGAGGTAGACAATGCACTCTGAAGCACCAATGTTCCTAGACATAGAAACAAATGGTCTAAACCCTGACACTATATGGCTAGCAGTAACCATGCAGGATGGAGTAATACAGGAACACTGTACCCCTGAGAGCCTCACAAGCGCTATAGCAGGCTCTTTTAAGGTAGTAGGTCACAATCTACTAGGGTTTGATCTACCTGTCTTAGAGAGGATCTGGAACGTGTTTGTGGACAAGTCTAGGGTAGAGGACACCTTGGTTATGTCAAGACTGGCTAACCCTAATCGTGAAGGAGGCCACAGCCTAGCTAACTGGGGCGATGCTCTTAACTTTCCAAAAGGTGACTATAAGGACTGGTCTCAATTGACATTTGAGATGATACAGTACTGTATAAAGGACGTACAAGTTACCGCTAAGGTATGGCAGGTCTGTAAAGGTGAGTTGACTCTTAGAAAGTTCAGTACTGGGTCCATAGACCTAGAGCACCAAGTGCAGGCTATTATCAATCAGCAAATAGACAATGGATGGCTTATAGATATTAGGCACGCTATGGAGCTACTGGCAGAACTTAAAGAGGTTAAGATGAGGCTAGAGCATCAGGTTCACCAAAAGTTTAAGCCTAAGTGGGTAGTTGTTAAGGAAGTTACACCTAGATTTAAGAAGGATGGTAGTTTATCTAAAGTAGGTTTAACAGATGATGAGTACGAACAGCTACTGCAAGCACATAGCCCTAAGCCTTTCATGCGTATGATGCTAAAGCCTTTCAATCTAGGTTCCAGAAAGCAAATAGGAGAGTACCTTCAGGATTTTGGATGGAAGCCTAAGCAGCTAACGCCTACTGGTCAGCCAATAGTGGATGAAGCCATACTGTCTAAAGTTAAAGGCATACCTGAAGCACAGCTAATAGCTGAGTACCTAATGATTCAGAAAAGAATCGCACAGGTACAGTCTTGGTTAGAGGCCGCAGATAATGACACAGACAGGGTACATGGTTATGTAAACACACTAGGTGCTGTAACTAACCGTATGACTCACAATAGCCCTAACCTTGCACAAGTACCCGCCAGCTATTCGCCTTACGGTAAGCAGTGTAGGCAGTGCTTTATCACCAGAGATGGCTACAAGCTAGTAGGCTTTGATGCCAGTGGACTAGAGCTACGCATGTTAGCTCATTACATGAACGATCAGGAGTATACTAATGAGATCCTTAACGGAGATATTCACACAGCCAACCAAAAACTTGCAGGACTTGAATCAAGAGATCAGGCTAAGACTTTCATATATGCCCTCTTATACGGAGCAGGAGATGCAAAGCTTGGCAGTGTGGCTCAAGGAGGCGCAAGACTTGGCGGAGAACTTAAACAAAGATTTATGTATAATCTCCCAGCATTTGCAGCTCTTAGAGACAACACTACTAGAGAAGCAGCTAGCGGAGTCATTGAAGGGCTAGACGGCAGGAAACTATACATTAGGCACCAACACGCTGCCCTGAACACTTTATTGCAAAGTGCCGGTGCCATTGTGATGAAAAAAGCCTTGTGTTTGTTGCACGAACGTGCTACCCTAGCAGGGTTAGACTATTATTTTGTAGGGAATATACATGATGAAGTTCAAGCAGAAGTTAGATCAGATCAAACAGACGATTACGGGAGGCTCGCAGTCGAATGCTTGGAGGCAGCAGGAGCTTTTTACAACCTCAACTGTCCACTCACAGGAGAGTACAAGGTCGGCGACAGTTGGGCAGACACACACTAGGGATTGTATAAAATGCTCAGTAGAGCTAATTAGAGGAGATAACTGGACTTTAGGGAACGTAAAGAAAAAACATTATATATGCAGATCTTGTATTAAAAAAAGAAATTTAAGATCTAATCCAATATGCAATGCAAATCAAATGCGTGTTAACGGTAAGTACATCTCAAGCAAACATCCGTTACATAAGCCAGGAAATTACAAGTCCTTTGAGCACGCAGCATTTGAATCGCTTAAAGAACTAAAGTACAGTAACGAAGGTCAGGTGTACATACTGCACAGCCCTGCTTACCCTAGCTGGTGTAAGATAGGTATGGCAGTGGATGCAAGGGACAGGCTTAGTAACTTCCAAACAAGCACACCCTACAGGGACTACATATTAGTAGCTACCTATGATGTACCTGATAGAAGGGAGGCTGAGAAAGAAGCACACAAGTTGCTGAGAGAAACACACGCTAGCAAGAATGAATGGTTTGTGATAGGCGCTAACGTAGCTAAAGAGATACTAGATGGACACTTCAATGAAAACTACTGATACACTTATAAAAGACATCTACAAGCTAATGCAAAACAAGACACCGGATGGTGCGGTAGATGTAGAAGCAGCGATAGATAGTTTTGGAGAAGCCTGTAAGGATCTCATGCGTAAAGAGTTTGGTAACAGCAAGCACTTTGATAGCCGTAAGCTGCGTATGTCCAACATAGGCAAGACTGATAGATACCTATGGAACCATTGCAACAATGTAGGTCCAAAGGAAAAGATGCAGCCACATACCTTAGTCAAGTTCATGTACGGACACTTGATTGAGGAGATGCTACTGCTACTTACAAGACTGTCAGGACACACAGTAACCCATGAGCAGGCACTGGCTGAAGTGCAGGGCATTAAGGGCAGCATGGACTGTAAGATAGACGGCGTGGTGACTGACGTTAAGTCTGCAAGTACCTTTGGCTTCAAAAAGTTTAAGGATGGTTCCTTAGCATTCGATGATCCCTTTGGTTACATAGACCAGATCAAGGGCTACGCTAGGTCTGAAGGTGAGACTAAGGTAGGCTGGCTGGCTATGGACAAGGTGAACGGTCACTTGGCATTCCTGAAGTATGACCTAGAGGATGAAGAAGAACTGGCTCACTCTGTTCTAAAGAAAGACATTGAAGAAAGAATAATACATGTTAAAGAGATGGTTAAGCAGGAAGAACCACCGGAGCTTTGCCATGCTACTGTTCCAGACGGTAAGTCAGGCAACATGAAACTAGCTATGGGATGTTCCTACTGTCACTTTAAGCACGCCTGCTATCCTGAGCTGAGAACATTTATATACTCAAGTGGTCCTAGATACTTAACGGAGGTAGTCAATGAGCCTAAAGTCCAAGAAACACTCTAAGCCTGTATATAGATCAGGGCTAGAGAAGAACTTTGCTAAACTCATGCCCAAGGGCAGGTTCCTGTATGAGCCATATGACATACCTTATGTTACCCACAGGAAGTACAAGCCAGACTTTGTAGACAAAAAGACAGGGGACATCATAGAAACTAAAGGGTTCTTTAGAGCAGGGGATACACAAAAGTACACTGCTATCCGTGATATGATAGCACCTACTAAGTTAGTATTTGTACTGTCTGATCCTAACAAGAAAGTCAGGAAGGGTTCTAAACTTACAATGGGACAGTGGTGCAGCAAGGAAGGGTTTGATTTTTACACATTAGATGAGTATGTAGATTATGTCCTTGACAATGGATGAGATTAAAGAACGTGTATTAACACGCTACGACATAGACGACCTGCTTACTTTACTGGATGTTACAGCGGAAGAAATAGTAGACAGGTTTGAAGATAAATTTATTAACAGGCTGGCTTTGTTTGAAGAAGAACTAGAGGGCCAGGAACTGAATGACTGGGGAGACGATGATGACCAAGAGTATTGATGATGAATCACCGGAAGCATGGAGCAGGATAAACAAGTGGCACCGCAATGGTCCAGACCAGCATCCTTTGTTCCCTACTAAAGATGAGAATATGCCAGAGGAAAAGATGACAAGTAGCTACACGCGCCAAGGGTACAAGTTTAAGACTGCTTGGGGTGACGATGATGTTAATAACCCTACACACTATGCAGACCAAGGCGCTGTAGAATGTATTGATGCTATGGAGTCTATGTTATCCAGAGAAGAATTCATAGGTTTTCTTAGAGGTAACTCCTTCAAGTACAGGTGGCGCTGTAGAAGCAAGAGAAACGCTGTTAAAGACTTACTCAAAGCACAATGGTATGAGAACAGACTACTAAGTATTATAGAAGAAGAAGAAGAAGGAACAAATAATGACAAGTAAGGTAGGCAAGCAGGATTACTTAGGCATAACTATTGACTATGCTAGAGAAGATAATCTAAACACCTTTTCAGTAGAGACACTCAAAGACAGATACTTATGGCAGGATGAAACACATGCACAAGAAGCATTCGCAAGAGCATCAGTCTATGGTGCAACGTATCAAGGGTATACTGACTACGATCTTGCACAGCGACTTTACGAGTACGCTAGCAAGAGCTGGTTTGGTTTTAGCACTCCTATACTTAGTAACGGGGGAACCACTCGCGGTTTACCTATTAGCTGTTTTCTCAATTATGTTCCTGATTCGCGTGGCGGCCTATCTGCACACTATGATGAGAACATATGGCTGGCAAGTGGAGGTGGAGGCTTGGGTGGATATTGGGGTGATGTTAGAAGTAACGGGGTTTCTACTGCTAACGGTAGTCAGTCTACTGGTAGCATCCCTTTCATGCACGTTGTAGACAGTCAGATGCTAGCCTTTAATCAGGGCGTTACAAGAAGGGGTAGTTATGCGGCGTATATGGACATCAGCCACCCAGAGATTGAAGAATTTATTGCTATGCGAAAGACCACTGGCGGTGATCTTAACCGTAAATGTCTTAATCTACACAATGGTGTTAACATTAGTGATGCCTTTCTCAAGCGTGTAAAGAATGATGAGAACTGGAGACTCATAGACCCTAAGTCTAAGCAGGCTATCAAGACTGTATCAGCTAGGGATCTATGGTGGCAGCTACTGCACACTAGAGCAGAGACAGGGGAACCTTACATTGTAAACATGGACAGGTGTAATGAGGCACTGCCTGAGTCTCAGCAAGAGCTAGGCTTAAAGATACGCCAGAGTAACCTATGCTCAGAGATTACACTACCTACAGGTGAAGACCGTACAGCAGTCTGTTGTTTGTCCAGTGTTAACCTAGAGTACTTTGATGAGTGGAAGGAACACCCTATGTTCATTGCTGATCTAGTTACCATGCTGGATAACATCATTGAACATTTTATTGATAATGCTGTACATACCCGTCCTAGTACAGGGGATAACATAGACTCCATAGAGGAATTTGTTTCTTATGTTGAACAAAGTAAAGCAGGGTTTGCAAAAGCCGCTTATAGCGCATATAGAGAACGCGCAGTGGGGCTTGGAGCAATGGGGTTTCATAGTTACTTACAACGTAATAGCATTCCTTTTGAAAGTATGTACGCCTCCTCCTTCAATAACAGAGCTTTTAAACATATCAAAGAACAGGCCAGTGAAGCAAGTGCGTTTCTTGGGGAGCTACGCGGCGAAGCACCTGATATGGATGGTAGTGGTCTGCGTAATTCTCACCTTCTTGCTATTGCTCCTAATGCCTCTAGTAG